TGTCTGAGAGGCCCGCCCAATCGTTTATATCCCTAGCTGAGTCGTCCATCCTTCTAAATTCATCAGTCATAAAGTTTCTTATTTCAACTATATCTATCAAGTCTGTTGAATATATTGTAAATAATATCTGTTCGCAACATATCATCCAATTGTTTTCATAGGAAATTCCTATCTTGTCATAAATCATATGCTTCTTGCCGCTCAAAAATTGATTCATCTCTGGGACTTGTTGGACTGGCAATATTGGAACTACAACCTCATTTAAACTATCACTATAATAGTCTTCTGTGTCAAAAATTCCAGCCGCCTGGATCTTGTTCCATAAAAATTTTCTTATTTCAAACATTGCATCTAGTTTATAGTTTACCATATCATACCGCCACAAATCCAGAAATTACGGCAGCATCTGCCTGGCTAGCAACTGTATTTGGTGAAAATTTATATTTTACTGTTTTAATATCTGATGGTAATTTGATGGATTTTGATAAAGAAGATCTAAATAGATTTTGAAATCCAGATTTTTTAATTGAAGCGCTTACAAGTTGGCTAGTAAAGAAATGTTTGTATAGTGCAAGAAATGAACCCTTTACGGCATTGCCCCCAGGTTTTACAACTGTTACAGAAGCACCCTTTGGCATAAAAATAGTTTCGCCATCAATTTCAAAAACTAATCTTTCTGAATTTCTAGGTCTAATTACTACGGTTTTCCCTAACTCCATTACTTCGGCTTTTTTAATAAACACATGACGATTTTTCGAGTTAGATGATCTTACAAAACTTTTAGAGTCAAGGAGGTCGTAGTTTAATAAAAACCCAATCTGATTGCTTGGGGTTTGTCCCAGCTTAAATAGCCTGGATTCTCTATTGCCAGATTGACCCCATTCATAAACATGGTGTAATGATCTTGGAGAAAGCCTAGCTTTTGCGTCAACGTAATCTCCAAAATCTTTTTCTATTTGATTAAAAATAGTTCTATTAAACATAATTTTAAACGCTGGACTTTCAATTATTTTTGCCATTACCATTGATTGGAAAAAAATTGCAGCCGATATTTGCGCTACGGTGCTATCCTTTATTGCTCCAGTTACTGGCTGGCCCAACATCATTTTAGATAGTCCACTTGCAGCTTGTATTAGTGCTTGCTCAGATGCCAATTTTCTGACTCTCCGATCTCTTTGCAGTTGTGCTGTATCCGATTATAGTCCCAAATGGGTCTGATATTGGAGTCGTTCCTACAACTTCAAATACTGTGGGAGTTTCCGATGGGTAGTCTAATTCTGTCCACGGGTACCCTCCATTTTTATTTTTAATGTTTGTAATTTTATGTCTAATGTTTATTTTTTCAATTGTTCTAATTTGTATCATTTGATGATTCGTATATTTATTATCAATAATCTGCCTATCGCTTCCTTGAGATACTCCACTGCTGGTAATATTTCCTTTTGCAGAACAGCTCAATGTTTGACTGTAGTTCCATTCTTTACTCATTGCGCCTGTGTTGGGGTCTTGTGAGTTGGTTTGAATATACAAATCTAGCTGCATTGGCAGAATAGATGCTATAAGTCCCATTTAAAATATAACCATGCCATTTGTTACATACGGAGCAAGAAGTTGGTCTGCATACATACTTCCAGTGCCGTTTACTGAACGATCTGAAAATTCAAACTTCCAGTCAAATGTGCTTATATTTTTTACGTATTTATCTTTCCACGCACGGTCTTGTTCAAAATATTGTTTCATTAAAATCTTACATGCCTCTTGAACGTTGTCTGGCACATATTTCCAGCCTAGTGTACCCTTTACTGTATATCTAAAATCTTTTTTAAATACGCCAGCGTATCCTCTATCATTAATTGTTGGTGGTATTAATCCATTTGCAGTATAAATTGTGTTGTCCTGAAGATCTGTTCTTTTAACTCTAATTGAGTAATTTGATTCAGATACTACTGGAGAATATATCCAATTATCTGTAGTTTGTCCATTGCTGTATAAAGAAATATCTTCTTCTTGTAAATCTGAAACAGATTCAATTCTAGTAGGAAGTGGTAGGATATCTGATCCGTGACCGTAAACTATTTGCGTTCCTGTATAATTATAAAAAACTTGATTTGTATACGCCTCAATTACTTTTCTTGAATATTTTTCTGCAAGCTGAAGCTCATGGTAGGATTTATAATTTGGGTCAGATTGATCTGTACCTATATTTAAATCTTCCATGACATCAGATATGTTTACATAAGGGGTTATAACGTTAACAAATTGATTTTCAAACCCCGCCACGGTATCTACTAAATAAGACCAAGTAACTACTAGATTTTTATTGGTATCAGTAAGAATATACGGAATGGTAATTTGATATGTCCCACTATCCGTTTCTAGTTTAGTGGCAGTATACGTTGCAATAGTAGAACCAGTTGTCCCATTTGAATTTATCTGTCTTACGGTTGCAGTAACACTTCCATCTGCATCTCTTATTTCTCCGCCCCAGTACAGCTTAAACTTTATTGGTGAAGTTTGACGAATGTATATTTCTGGCATTAACTTATGTTAACGTTTAGCTGTAGAAGTCCTGAACTTCCTTGGGTGTTGCTAAACGAAAACCCTCCTCTGAGTCAAAGATTTTTTGAGCGTCCTCTTCTGGCATTGCCACAAAAGGATGTTGTTTTGTAAATGTACTTCTATTGATGTCGTATCTGGCGTTGTCTCTTGTCATTCTAACAAGGACTGTATTTTCTGGCTGAGCTTTCGAATCAAACTTTGGAAGAATTTCAATTTCCTCTGTATCTTTTTCGATTGCCTGTACTGTACTTTGATATACATTCCAGCTAACGCCTTCTTCTGATAAAGCTGCAATAATGTCTTTTTTATTTTTTAAACCTTCAGTATCAACTGCAAAATCTGTTGCAATTACTTTTAATTCGGCCACCTTTAATGTGTCAAACGACATATTTTATTTCTCCTTTTTCTAGGTGCTTTAATTATAGCATTGTTAAATTTAAATGAAAAGCCCCCAAAACTAATTGGGGGCCTTTCGGTGGTCTAATTCTTAATTAATTAAGAAGCAACCTTGATGTTCTTTACAACTACCCAAGCGTCTGCTTGCTCTACTTGAACGCCAACACGAGTATACATTGTGTACTCGATTGAGTCCTTGCGTGGCCAGAAGAAGCGGTAAACGGTAACATCACGCTTGACACCAATAACAACGTTATTTGGGAATGTCAAGTGAATATCTCCGTGTGAACCTGCGGTTCCTGTGTATGAACCTGTCTGTGTCTCAGGAAGCAATGGAACCTCAACGATTGGAATACCAAATGCGTATGGAGCTACATATCCTGCTGGACCTCCAACAACTGGAACATCGCCACGGATAATGCCAGAAGCAATATCTTGTGGGGTGACGTTCTGAATGTTCTGTGAGTTAGAGTATAGGTAATCCTGGATCAAGTTTGATCCTGCAAGGAAGCGAAGGTCTGTACGACGTTGCTTGTACTTACGTGGAAGTGCCTTTAGGGCTGCATTGAATACTGCACGGTCAAGACCAGTTGCAGTATTTGTTCCCTTAATTTGTGCTGCGTCGACTACGTGGCCTGAAGCCTTAGCCTTCTTAACTACACCGTCAAAAGACTTGTATAGCGCATCGCCTGAAAGTGATGTATCACCGTTAAGAATAACATCTTCGATGTCATTTCCTGCTTGTGTTGCCATCAAACGTGCAATGTGATCTTCTAGATCGGCACCTTCAATATTGTCTTCTAGAGACTCAGTTGAAAGTTCCCAATCCATGCGAAGCTTCTTTGTTGTGAGAGAGATCTTTGAGAATGTTACACCGCTGTTAGCAGCTGTGTTTTCTCCTTCGGATGCAAGCTTTACAAGCTTTTCTCCTACTGACATGCGATCAATTTCTGTTGTGTCAGACTTCATTCGGACTGTACGTGCAACCTTACCAATTACGGTAGCATCGAACATATAGTCCAAGAATCGTGCTGATTGTTCTGGGTTTAGAAGTCCACCGTTGCCATTTTCTGAAGCAACATGAACGCCTGAACCACCTGTTGAAGAACCGAATCCAGTTGATACTGTTGCACCAGCTGCTGCGGCTTTTTCTAATAATTCATTACTCATTTTTATTTCACCTACCTTATTTTAGTTAAAGATTTCATTTACGGAACCGAGGAAAGAACCGTTCCATTTTGATTTTTTGATTGTATTGATCTCCTGAGACCCGCCAAGGTCAGAGGACTTCTTAATTGCAGTATCTGATTCTACTGCGTCAACTCTCTTTTCTACACCGTTAATAGTAGTCCGAATAGACTCTACTGCGGTAGAGAGTGCTGTGTGCTTTTCTGCTAATTCTGAAATTCTGTCATCTACGCTTTTGCTAAATACTTCAACTGTCTCTTTAATTGATGAGACAGCCAATGTGTTTGACTCTGTAGCTTTTTCAATAGTTTCTGAAAAGAAACCCTTGAGATCGCCTAGCATTTTTGCAAAATCAGGTTCTAAAACCTCAGCTTGCGATACCTCGGCTATTTCAGTTTCGGCAGAAGTGTCTTCATGTGATACGGTTTCTACTGTTGAGCTATCAACATTCTCTACCTGATCAACCAGTGTTTCTGCTTGAGGTTCTGCTGGTGCTTCAGCACGCAATTTCTCTACAGATTCTGTATTTTCTACATTTGTCACTTTCTTACCTCCTTCTGCGTTTGCCTGTTTTGCATTTTGTATATCAGGCAACGTTTGAAATCTTGACTTATATAAATCAAGAATTTTATCTATTTCTTTTGCTTTGTTTGTATCATTTGATTCTACCCAGCCGATTAGCTCTGCTTGCTTGCCGTTGATTGGGGAAACAAATTCTGGTTCTGTTGACATAAAAATAGAATCGCTTTCTGCACAATAAAAAATATTTTCCATTTTTACTTCCGCTGCGATTCCTTTAAAAATTAATTCTCCATTTACTTTTTGAATGGAGAGAATGTTGCAAAGTTCATTTGCTGGTGAATCAACAATAGATAACTCTATTAAAGAATAATCTTTTATAAATCGAACTTGTTTACCTGTTGACTTATTTACTTCGTTATCAGACTCTACTATTTTTCCGCCAATAGAAAATCCAGTCAGGGTTCCGTCTAAAACTTTTTCCCAGGTGTCCTGAGCGCCCTTTGAAACGTATGCATCAACATACACTCCATTGTAAAATTCTTTTGTAGCTGGGTCATAAAATGTTTCTGGCTTAAAAGAAACCATTTTGCCAACTGCAATTGAGCCGTGCATTTCTCGGATGTTTCCACGGAAGCCTTCAAAAGCTTTTATGCTTGCCTCTTGTGTAACGACATCACCAGTCTGATCTAGGTTGTCTAAAGTTGCAAACCCAGAGACTGTTCTTTTTTCTCTATTGACCTTCGTAAATGGGACAGATAAAGTAATATCATTCCCAATCGAGGACCAGTGCGATTTCTCAATTGTCATAGTCTTAATTATAGGTTTCTATCTATAAAAAGGCAAATAATCGGTTGACTGGTTCTACTCAACCTGTCTTCCATCGCCCTTGGCATTTCTTCCTTCTCCCGATTTATCTGGAGATGTGGCAGAGCGTTGTTTATCTCTTGCTCTTCCTTGAGTTGCCTGAGCCTTAATTTCTGCTGCTTGTGCGTTCAAATCAACAACTTCATCCCCACCGTCAATTGGGATCATACCCTTTCTAATTCTAATTTCATTAGGGGTAATTACTTGTAATCTGAGATATCTTTCATCAATTTTAGACTGAGTATCTTCATCGGTTAAGCTTAATTCATTAAATTTAATTTCTAGGGCATCTGTCATTTCAGCCACAATTTTATTTAATCTTTTTTCAAGGATGTCTTGTGATGGTCGGCAAACCTGCTCTTTAAATGTTTTATCGGCATCTCTGGCAGCTGCTAAATTAATTCCAGCGGGGGTGCCAATTTTATTAATTGGGGTTCTATGGGCCATTAAAATTTCATCTCTATTTGATGTCCTGTAAACATTAAATGATGATTCTTGTGTTCCCGCCTCAATAGGTTCCATTTTAAATTCAGTTTTTGAATCTGGGGAATCTGGAGGAAGCGGAATATATAAAGATCTATGATTCTTTCCCTTTAGCCCAACTTGAAAAAATTCAAGCAATTTTCGTTCAGATTCAGTAGAGAGCTTTGCTCCCTTTACTGTAATAATATATCTAGGAACCGCTTTATTTTCAAAGTAATCCAAATTGTATTTACCAGCAAATTCATTTCCAGCCATAGCGTTTTGAGCAGCAATAATATCTGGAATTCCATAATAATTATTTCTTGGAGTATATTTTTTTAATTGAATAATTTCGTTTGGTCTATCTAGACCACCTGCTAATGGGTTAGGTGTTTCTGTGTCTCCAAAGTTTCTAAAGTAAACAGCCTTGCCGTAAAGAAGCTGAATAAATCCATCTCTTAGCCTTCTCACACGCATGCTCTTAGAGGGTATGTGGCCTAGGTAGCCGATCTTTCCAGTCACAGTCCTACCAATCTCTAGGTAGCCGTTTCCTGTGGCTTCTACGTCCGTGTAGAACTTCATTAGGGTTTCTTTAAAGGTTTCCTCATCGTTGCAGTCTTCAAGCCATGTGTGCAAATCTTGTCTAACTCTATTTAATTTCTTTCTTGCTCGCTCTAGCTGAGCTTTATTTTCAATTCCGTCAAGAGCATCATTAGTTTTTTTAGTTTCAATAAAGTCATACCCCAGACCTACAATGTTTGCAACCTTTGCATTGATTGCTGCAAAGTTATATGGAGATATTTCATAAATGGTAGACAGGTATTCCAGGTTGTAGGGTGGCTCAATTAAATCAAATAATGCATACCCAGTAATTGCTTGTGCTAAAAGGTTTTGTTGAGTTTTTGATCCATCAATACCTGTAAAACTTTTCTGAATATCCCTATTCATTTTTCTTCTAAATGTAGCAGAAAGCCCAGACACTTTTGCTAGATCTTCGCCTTCAATTTTAAATGGGTCATTTGATGTTTGATCAGAAATGGTATTAAATTTTACCCAGTCCGTAGTATTTGAAATTTCAATATCTTGCCCAGATGTGTCGTCTTCAGACTCTATCATTACATTCCACCATTCTTTAATTTTTTCATTTCATCTTTATAGTTTCCAATATCCATCGGATCTGGAATCAATCCCCAGTTGAGTCTTTGTTTTTGGTATTCAAATTCTTCGTCATCAATTTTTCGTCTTGCAGAAAGAAATTTAGGCCTGCCCTCGTGTATGCCAAATGAGCGAACCTCTCTAGCCAAAGCATCGATTCTGGATTTATTTTCTTTTTTGGACGTGATTGAAAGAAAATTGCCATCGTCATCTCCAATCCATCTGCCATCAGGCATTTCCCAGACATATATGCCTAGCGTGCTCTCTTCTTCAAGTACTCTGTACTTTGCATTATTTATATCCATATATCTTTATTTTACCATTCTTTAATATCTAAGTCCAGCTTTTGTCACAACCATTGACAACTTTATCCGTTATTTATAGATACCCAGTCATCGCCGTACGCATCTGCTGACCTTTGTGTCACGGAGAAACCCGAATCGTATATATAATTTATGTTTTGTCCTATGTACATTAAATAGTGATCTTGATGGTCAATGTCAGAATTTTGATATATTGATAAGGTATTATATATATTATTAGGCAAAATGCCCGATCTGACTGAATTGTCTGATTTTGAATTTACCCAAATTTGTCCTGAAATTGAAGTTGACATTTTTATTAGCAAATAATTAGGCTCATCAATATTTAAGTATGAGGATATATTTGTTGCCGAGGATATGTCTTGTCCATTTATATAAACACTAGATACATTGGCTTTTGATATAAGCCCGCTAGAATTCCAGCTTAATGATGACTCCACCCCATTAGTTTTATTATAGAATAAATATCCCGACCCTAAAGATACTGGAGTCATAATCATTTCAAGGCTATATATGCTATTACCCGTCTGTATATAGAATCCCGCTCCTTTTGATCTAATTCCGTTATCATAATTTCTTGAAAGAAGAGAATGCTCTCTATTTGAAATGTCTACATCCCAAGAGCTTCCAGTCGTTGGTGCCAAAACAGATATAAACGATTCTCCATTATGAGAATATAATTTTTTATCTTCGTATAAAAATATTCCTAGGTAGTAGAGCTCTGGTAAATATAAACTTGTATCGCTTGAAGTAAAACTTACTTTAAAAAATAATATTGATGTGTCTGGAAACACTTGTCCCAATGTGAGTCCTGGTATTCCAGATCCGTTTTCACACTGTGTCCACGGACCAGTTTCTGAAACTGTTGAGACGTAAACAGATATACCACTACCACCAAACCACTCAATCTTAGAAGATACATAATCTTTCCAAGATATCAGGAATACTTCTTCTACAAATTCTGCAGATAAAGATGATGGGTTTAAGTATATACTATTTGAAGACTCTCTGTATAGTAAATTATCATTTAAGAAGTATTCCCAATTTTTTTGAACTGGATACATAAACTTGTCTGGGCTATTCTGATGCTGTATTGTTGATTTAAACAACTCTCCAAAACTTCCAGACACTACCTGCACACTATTGTTAATTATAGTAGATTCGTAATGAGATTTTATTTGTGCTCCTGAAAGACAATATCTGTATACTGCTGGAGCATCTGCTAAAAAGTATTTTGTGTTTGCTGCTGGACCTATTTTTAATTCCATGCTTTGATTTGTAAATAGAAAAGATGATATTTTTTTGTAACCTACAAGTTCTCCATCTACATAAAGTTTAATTATTCCTGGGGAATAGGTTGCAACTACATAAAATGATTTATTTGAATATGGAACTACGTAATCTATTCTTTCAGATTGCAATTTAAAAACAATATTACCGTTATCCCAATATAAACCTATTCCGTCCAGGTCTGCAAAAAGTGGGGTAAGAGCAGTTATATTTTTTGGGTGAAACCAAAGCTCTAAGGAAAAATCATTATCTTCTGTCTTAGATATACCAAAACCACCAATTCCTGTCTGTCCAGAAAAATCTTTTGTTATTGGAAAAGACAGGGTATTTGTATTTGTTATTTTGGTTGAATAGATACCATTTGGAACAAGTGGTATTTTAATTGACTGCACTCCGCCTACATACGAACCATTATTTCCACAGCCAGAGCTGTCACTGGCGGAAGTGCCTGAAGCCTCGTCTAATTTCCAAAAACCAATTGGCGAGTCTTTTAATATTGATATATAGTATGACATTATTTAATTATAGCAGATCTGTTACGCTGGTCTTTGTTTCCAGAAGGGGGAATTTGCACTTTACATAGTAAAGTGGCTGCGTTATATTCATTCCTTCTGCATGCTGTACTGTATTTTTAATCATTATTGCGCTGCATGGCTCTGGATTAATATAAACATTTCTGGATCTGTCTATGCAAAATGGGCTACTGGAGATCTCGGTATTAAGTACAAGATAAGCAGAAATGGTATCCTCGTCATTCAAGACATTAAATTCTTGTTCTCTAGGATACTGTGTTCTTGTTAAAGATTTAAAAATTGTTAATTCTTCAAGCGGTCCTGTATTTCTCATAGAGTAGTTTGAATAATGCTCTTTGCAAAAAGATAATCCCGAGTTAAAGCTATTATATATGTATAAGCATTTTTGAAGCATTCTGTTAGACATTGCTTCTGTATTTCTAGTAAATGTTTTATACATAGTATAATCATTTAATTTTTGCCATTGAGTTATGTACCCGTAAGTTGATGAGTCTTGATCACATTCTTCTATAAATTTAATTAAATTATCAACCTCAGAAATATTATTCCTAAAGTATATTGAATCGTTGTCTAAAATTGATGGCAAATGCATCATTTAAATTACCCCCAATTAGTTTCTATATCAAACCAAAAAAATGGAACCATGTACTTACTGCCAGAAGTTACTGGCAATGGATGATGGAAGTATGGCCTATACGAAGGAAACATAACTAAGCTACCAGCTTCTGGTTTTATTTTAATATCTTGTTCTGGAAAATATATTTCTCCACCCTCGTAATTATCATTTAAATACAAAACTCCTGAAACAACTGGGTGGGCTTTGTCGGTTGGATCTTCTGCGTCTACATGCTGTCCCATATCTGCAAGAGAGTTATATTTCCTGATGCTAAAATAATCTGGTAGCTTTAAACGAGGTGCACCAGTAATATGTGAATAGTTTGCAAAACATAAATCAGATATTAATTTAATTTGATACACCATCATGGATGTGTCTAAATCTTCATCCGTGTAGTATTGCATATTAGAAAACATTCCATCTTTTGATAAACCATATTCTACATCATGGTCGCTGGCTGTCCATGTTTTCCATTTTGAAATTTGTGTAGTATTATCATTAGACAGATCTAGGCTTTCAATTTGATTTACAAAACCATTTGGGTCTGGGATTACCCCCGTGTAATATATTATATTATCATCTAATTTTTTTATATGCATCTTCATCTTTCATAAAAAATGGACTTGATTTTTCTAGCTTTGGATCTTCTTGTCCAGGTTTAACCAGGTATTTGTGCCACTTGCCAGAATGTATCTCCTTTTTCATTCTTTCCGAATCAATCTTGTCCCAGTCTTCCCCGTGTTTTGCTTTATTGGCATGCCATTCTTCTGTCCCTGGGAAATCATATGACCAAAAGCATCTTATAAAATATTTTTCTCCATTATCAACTCTATCAACTCCATGAAAATAATGAGAGCCCCCAGTTACTGGATCTCCTGATGGGAATACAACAATGTCGCCAGCCTCTGGCTTATAATCAATAACATCTCCAGTGTCTTCTCTTAAAAATGATAGTCCGCCTCCATCATAATCGTCATTAATGTAAATTGTACAGGTTATGGCATATTTTTTACCTGGTGACTCATAGTCAAACCCTCTGTAATCTGTATGATAGTGCATTGCCATTGTATTGTCTTTTTGAGTTTCCCAATACTTGCAAATTGAAATTCCGTTATTTACCCAATTTGGTAAAGATATTTCATTTGTCATAACATAGTCTTCTGTGCATTGATAATATGCATTTGTTACATCTGTCAAAAAGTCTTTTTGCAATAAAGCATATCTATCATTGCTATCTATGGCATATTCAGTTTCTGGTCTATTCATTGAAAGATTCATCATGCCGCCAAATCCATACCAATCCTGCCACTCTTTAAATAAATGTTCAGGGCTTCTTTTTTCAGATTCTTTTAAAAGCTCAACATATTCCTTCCATCTTGGAAGCATATTTTTATAAACAATAACTTTTGGATAAATTTCTATCTTTTTCATTTTTCTCCGTACTTTCCAATATAGTCTTGCGTGATGCCAAGCTTTTTTTCATCTTCCCATTGCTTGTAGGTCATGTCCTGGTCCGCCCTGGTCTTTTTAAGTCTTTCTTCTCTTTCCTGTAATTCTTCTTCAGAGTATACGCAATCTGCTAAATCCCAAAACGAACCTATAGTGTATCTTGTTCCGCCATGAACTTTTGTTACTTCGTGTTCATTGTTGTGTCCCCCAGCAAATATAGCTGCTCTGCCTACGGCTGGTTTTATATTTACATCATGATTTTTAAAGTTTAGATACCCTCCTTCAAAATTATCGTTTAAATATATAAATACCGCAAATTTACTTCTTACAAATTCTGTTGGGTTACCATGTTCATCCGAATTATCAGAATGAAATGATGCATATGCTCCGTCATCCCATTTTTGTGCGTGATAGCTTACTTCCGCAAGACTAACTGATAAAACATTTTCTGATATATCCTGTATTCTTTTTTTCAAAATATCGTTAAAGTAATTAGAGGGCAATCCAAACATTTCTAGATTTGGATCGTAGGGCCAAAATCCCATTGCAAATGAGTCATAGAATGATATCTGATTCCACTCTAGTATTTTATTGACCACCAAAAAATCTAAATAGGCAATTATTGCTTTACATTCAAATTCAGATAAAAAATTATCTACTGTAAAGCATTGATCTTTATGCATTGTCACATAGCTAGTCATTTTTAAAATCCTTTGGTCCGCTAAATTTTTCTGGTAATTCATATATAGTCCAGAAATATGGTAATGTGTATCGGCAGCCTTCTGATATAGGCCTAACCCCATGAATATAATTCATATCACCTGGGAAAAAATAACCCGCTCTTGGTTTTGGCTTAAACTCTACGCCCTGTTTTGGAAAATATAACTCTCCCCCAGTGTAGTCATCATTAAGATAAAAAACTGTCCCTAGGTCATACCAGGGAAAGGAATTGGGTGTTCCTGAGTCTGGGCCCTCGTGGAGCTCTTTGTCTGCGTGTGGCTCTTGCCTTGCCCCTACTGGCCACCTAACAATTGCTGGCCCCGTTGGAGTTGCCTTAACTTCAAAAAAGCTTTCTATTACAAGTTTAAATCTATTTATAATATTAGTCACAATTTCAATAATTTCGTTGTGGCCATTTTTTACTAATTCTTCTCCAGTAATTACTCTATTTGCCCACGGCCTTTCGTCATAGATAAGAGTCCCATTTTCATTAAACTCTGTGGGGATATCGTCAAATGAATTATTATTTCTGGCGAATGCTAACAACACAGTCTGTTCTTCTTCTGTAATTGCATTTTCTACTTCTACTATATTTTTATCTGAATCTCCAAAAAATCCTGAAGGGGTAATTGAGGGAGAATTAAAATTTGCAACATTATTAGATGTGTCCCATTTATCAGTAATCATTAATCATACCTCTTTCTTGACCATACCTTTTTCTTGTATGCCCCGCCCTCTGGCACTCTAAATTTATTTGCTTGAAAGTTGTGTCTTTCTAAAATTTCTTCTTGGGTATACATTTTTTCTTCTGAGGTCCAGTCTTCTCTTTTAAATGGAATCACTTGTGCGTATGGAGTACCTTTAGGAATAAGTCCTTCAAAACCATCTTTTAAAAAAAATGGCATAAGCCCTGGAGTGTCCATCTTATCGTTATCAATTATACCAGAAACCGTAACAAATGGAAGGTCATATCTATTTAGCGGATGAACATAAATAGCGCTATACCCGTCTTCTAGCCCAGGCATCCAATTAGGGTACCAGTGAAAATGTTTATTTGTTCCTATAGGTTTTGGAAATCCAACCATATCTGGTCTATGTCCACAAAAATCTTCATACCCGTGTTGAGTCATTGCAGCTACTTGCTCTTTTCCTTCTGCATCTACTCCTTTAGCAATATATATGTCACATGGTGTTTTTAACACATATCCAGTTAAAAAAGCATCTATCAGAGCTGGACAAGCTTTAAATGATAACGAGCTAGAATCTTCTGGAAACCAATACCTACTAGAATCTACAAACCACTGCGGCATACTTTTTTTAGCTGGCTCGGGGTTTAAGTCTGAATTTTTATTATTGTAAAATCTATTAGAATGAAAAGTTATTTTAGGCATTTTCTACTACGCTTAACCTTATAGATTTAACTTCGTGATCACCCAAAGAGTTGCCGCATGCATCAATAGAATCTCTATAAAAATTTGTCCAACCTCCAGATTTTGTTATTTCATTAACTTTTTTCATTGTGACTTCCCCGCTGCAATCGGTTGATGGCCTTTCGCTTAACGGAGCAAACTTTATTTCTGAATTCTGTAATTCTGACAATGATATAGGAAGTATATTTGCAATTGGTGTGTTTGCTGGTATTGTAATTTTTACCATAGGCTCAGTAATTTTCCAGGCTATTGGGAAATCTCCGTGAAAAAAAGATGTGCTAATTAATGTGGTAAAAGATTGCACTCCCCTAATAAATAAATTTGGAGTGGGCATACATAATAGGCTTAAATTAGAGTCTGTTTTAAATCCTATCCCAGTATTGAAACTAATTGTTCCGTTGGCTCTTCCAGTAGAAACATACTTTTCTCCCGACAAGACCTTTACATGGTGTGAAGATGAGTCTGAAATTCCATCCCAAACAAATGAAATTTCTTCTGGGAAAGATATACTCCATCCTAATGAATTAGTTATCGTGACTGGGAAGCAGTTATATGCATGTCTATCATAGGTATCATCCATCCAATCTCTTTTTACTGGAGATTGAGAAATATTTGATAGCCCTGTAGTTCTAAATGCATCTATTGAATACATTACAACAAGCTCTTTGAATATTTTGCCTCTAGATTTCTATAATCTGGGGTATGCGCTGTTTCTAAATAATCAAGCATTGTTACAACTGAATACTTTGTTCCTGATGTAACTGGCATGGCTGCATGTGAATACACATATGATGATGGGAATAAATAAAGATCCCCTGCTTTTGGTTTAATGGTTAAGCCTAACTTATCAAAATGAAGTTCTCCGCCTTCGTAGTCATCATTTAAATAACCCACTAATGATAATACACATGTATAGGAATATCCATGATCTGAATGAATTTGAAAATGTTGGCCTGGCCCGTACTTAATAAAATTAAAAGATTCCCAATATTCAAGTGGGGCAAGATTAAACATTGCTCTATAATCATCTACCGCTGGAAGTTGTGCATAATATGCGTCTTCCCAAATTCTAACCAATTCTTTATCCGTACCGTCTTGATCTTCTTTGCTAATATTGTCCATGTGTGCCGAAAGGGATCCATCTGCATTATGCTTAATCTTAAAATCTACACAGTCTCTGTAATTTAGATTTTTTGAACCATACCCTGTATATCCTGGCTTCCAGCTGTACTTTGTATTTTCTTTAGACCCTAACGTATCTTCTAGTCTTTGAATATAGGCTTTATCTGTATTGAAAACATTTCTATACACAACTATACCAGTTGCTAGGTATTCTGCATTTTCTAACATAATTTCTCTTTTCTTTGTCTATTGTAGTATATCATTTATTTTAATTAATTGGAACCCACACGCCTGGCTCATTATGCTTTAAAGCATCAAGAGGGACGATATAAAACTCAATAACATCTTGATCCTTGTCTGTTTTAATATTTATAATATCCGTTGGTTTATTAATAAATAATGTATTTTTATGGAATAGTTCTTCTTTTTTATTATTATTATTCATAAAGAATACTTGATATTCCGCTTCAACTGGAAAATATATTCCATGCAAGTATGGTATATTAATTCCTGGAAAATCATACCATAATTTATTTGTAGATGGCCCATATTTTGAAATTTTGCCATAAATCATATATTTTTGTTTATTTATATTTATATCATATAAATTACAAGCTTCTTTTAATCCTTCTGAAATTGATGTATATAAATCATATGAGCCATTTGTATAAACAGAAAAAATGTTTTTGCTATTTATAATAATTTCATTTTTTAACTCTAGGTCTCCATTGTTTGTATAGTAGAGATCATCTTTTTTAAAAGACATTTCTTTTAAATTATTAATATCAAAATTTATATCTATTGTTTTTTTAAAAAACTTAGTCTGGCTGTATGTCTGGTTCAACATAAACTATCCTCTTATCTATGTAGTTTACTGGAAATGAAAAATTTCTAAATTCAAAAATATCATTAAAGTTTATTTCCATTTTTTTGTCCTCAAACCCCAAATTATATATTTTATTATAAAGCTGGTCTCCTGCTACTGTGCCACCCTTTTCGCTATAAATAGAAGACCATATTTCATATCCAAGTTTTTTTGCCAGCATGTCATTTGTAATAACACTATATGTTGCAACTTTTTTGCTTCTATAAAATGGGTCTACATACATTCTACTTATTTGATTATTTATATTCCAGGCACTTTGTGCTATTGGAAATTCGTTAAAAACTTTATTAGATACAACTACTGTGCCTGGAGAATACCTATCAGTATTGTATGCAGAACAAATTACTCTTACGCCGTGCTCTCTATTATTAACAAAAGCAAAATGTCCCCATATTCCTTCTTTATACAATTCATCTGGAAAAGACTGGTAGGAGATAGATTTTTCTATCTCCGTACCGTCATCTCCTACTTTAAACTTCACTAGATATTAAGGTTGGGTTGGTGTATCGCTGCTTAGACCAGAGAGGTCTTCAGCCAATGCCTGCATATCAAATGTTAAACCATTTTCTGTAAAGTAAAAGTCAAATGGTTCTGTGTTTATAGAATAAGATTGAATTGTAATTTCTTCATTTTTTTCATATGCTTCAACAGGTACAAAATCTTGTGTTTGATGATTATAAATGAAATCAGTATTTAATAAAAATCTTACGTTTATTGATTTAATTTCATTATCTCTTTTAGCAAGAATAAAGTGATTTAATGTGTAAATGTCTCCATTTACAGCAACTGCTCCAATATTTTCATGTAGTCTTTTACCAACTACAGTTGTAACTGTTTCTGTTGCATTATCAATCTGCTCTTGAGTTATAACATAATCTGAATACGATCCCATACTACCGTCGTCTAACAGCCAGTAATTGTCTGGAATTCCTGGTATATTTAAACCAATTATTTCGTCTCCAATTTCAAGTTGTCCAGCTGAAACTAATCCTGATGGTGTTCTCACTAAAGTATTAACTCCGACTGATTTTGCAAAACTAGGAGGTCCGAAGAACCCTGGTGGGGAAAAGAACCCTGGTGGGGCAAAGAACCCTGGTGGGGAAAAGAACCCTGGTGGGGCAAAGAACCCTGGTGGGGAAAAGAACCCTGGTGGGGAAAAGAACCCTGGTGGGGAAAAGAACGATGGTGGGGAAAAGAACCCTGGTGGGGAAAAGAACCCTGGTGGGGAAAAGAACGATGGTGGGGCAAAGAACCCTGGTGGGGAAAAGAACCCTGGTGGGGCAAAGAACCCTGGTGGGGAAAAGAAAGATGGTGGGCCAAAGAACCCTGGTGGCAGTGTAGTAACTGAATTAGAGTTACCAGAATAAACTCCAGAACCATTAGCATTTTCTGCTCTTATTTGATAAGTTTGAGCGGTATTTGCTTCTTGAACAACTGAAAATGGTGATGAAGCAGTTGTTCCAGTTTTACCATCTGAAGATGTCCATCTATATGTAGTAATTGCAGATCCACCCGTGGCTGGCGCTGTAAACGATACGCTATCCGAGTCTACACCTGCTGTTGCACTTGGCGCCGACATTGTAGCTGGTACTGTTGTAGCAGTTACAGATGCTGAAGGGGAATCAACGCTTGTGTTGTAGGCATCGTAAGCTTTTACTGTGTAGCTGTATGATGTGTTTGATGACAAACCAGTTACGCTATAGCTTGTTGTTGGATAAGCAACCGTTGCAATTGTTGATCCGTTATATATTACATAGTAACCCGTTGGGATATTAGCTCCTGTTGAAGCCGACCAACTAAGGTCTATGCGACCATCGTTGTAACTTCTACCAGAGGGCGTGTTTGTGGCAGTTAACGAGACTGGCGCATTTGGGCCAGTAAAGTTATCTTGTGCGGATGAATTAACTCCAATATTTTTCATATTATTTCTCCTTTATGCTTTCAAGTCTCCAGCGACTATCCAGGCATTTGTGCCCACTTTAGTAATAGTTGCTGATGAGTATAACGCTCTTAATGTTGCGCCTGGTGTTGCATAAACGGATACTGTTCCATCTGCTGCTACAAATGATGCTCCGCCAGCACCTGATGATTGCCAGAAGGAAATTGAAGTTCCTATTGGGAAAGCTGTTGTAGCATTAGTTGGAATTGTTATTGCATATGCTCCAGCTATATTAATTAATTGATCTCTTAAAGTTAAACCAACTGTTGATAGGTTATATGCTGCTGAAACTGTAGTTGTTGTAGTAGTTAATGATGGTACCGCAATTTTTGTTTGTGTTCCATCTGAGAACTGCACACCATTTGCTGACATATTTGATGTTCCAGATACTGTGATATTTGCTACAGTATTTGTTCCAGTAAATGTTGGTGAGGCTAGTGGTGCCTTTAGTGCAATTGCACTTGTGAGCGTTGTAGATAGATTTGCATCATTTCCAAGAGCTGTTGCAATCTCACCGAGGGTATCAAGAGTTCCTGCTGCACTATTAACAAGTGCTGCAACTTCTCCACGAACATAAGCAGTTGTTGCTACCTGTGTTGTATTAGTTGCTACTGCTGCTGTTGGAGCAGTTGGAACACCAGTAAGTGCTGGTGAGGCAAGTGGAGCATAAGTTGATTCTGCAGTTGCTGAAGTAAGCTTAAGATCAAGAGCTGTTTGAGTAGCTGTTGAAACTGGTTTTGCTGTATCTGCTGTATTATCAACGGATCCTAGTCCAACCATTGTTTTTGTAATACCAGAAACTGTTCCAGTAAATGTTGGGGAAGCAAGATCAGCCTTTAATCCAAAACTTGCTGAAAGACCTGAAATTTTAGACTGAGCAATTGCTGCAATTGAAGAAACATCAGTATCTACTATAGTTCCATCTGCAATTTTGCCTGAAGTTACTGCTCCATCAGCTAATTTACCTTCTGTAACTGCACTTGCTGCAATTTTGCCTGAAGTTACTGCTGAATCATTAATTTTTGCTGTAGTAACATTGGCATCTAGAATTTTTGCTGTAGTAACTGCATCGCTTGCAATATCTGAAGATGATACGGTTCCATCAAGAATCATTCCTGTTGTAATTGTTCCCGCTGGAAGAGTTACTGTTCCAGTGAAGGTTGGTGAAGCAAGTGGTGCATAAATTGCTGCTGCGTTAGTTGCTGCGGTGGCTACCTTAGCGGTTGCATCTGCTGCTGCGGTTGCTACGGAAGCTGAGTCACCTGATACTCTAAGTCCTGCTTCTGTTGCTACCTTAGCGGTTGCATCTGCTGATGCTGTGCTTTCGGCTGCTGCCTGAGCTGCGTCAGCTTTTGCTTTAGCAAATGCTGTGGTTGCAATTTGAGTTGAATTAGTGTTTGCTGCTGCTGTTGGTGCTACTGGATTTCCAGTAAGTACTGGTGAGGCAAGTGGAGCATAAGTTGATGCTGCAGTTTCTGAAGTAAGCTTAAGATCAAGCTGTGTTTGAGTAGCTGTTGACACTGGCTTTGCTGTATCTGCTGTATTATCAACCGATCCTAGTCCAACCATTGTTTTTGTAATACCAGAAACTGTTCCAGTGAAGGTTGGTGAAGCAAGTGGTGCTTTTGCTGCAAGCGATGTGTTTACATCTGCTGTGTATGCAAGTGCTGAAGTATCTGTAATTCCATGAACATTTGTTGTGTATCCTTGATGAACCGAAACTCCATCAAATACTCTAGCGTCTACATAATATTTATTTGCAGCATCTGGATCTACTGTTGGATTTGCAAGAGATGTAATTTTGTTTGTTCCCATATTTAGAACACCCGACATTGTATCGCCTGTTTTTGCTACTTTATTTGAAATAGATGTAGTAAGTGATCCTGATAAATCAGCATTATTGTTTAAAGATGTAGCAATTTCAGCAAGTGTGTCTAGAGCACCTGGGGCCGCTCCAACTACTATCTCAATTGCATCTTGAACAAATGCTGTTGTTGCAATTTGAGTTGTGTCTGTGCCAGCGGCTGCTGTTGGTGCTACTGGAGTTCCAGTCATTGTTGGAGAAGTTAATGTTTTTGCTGTTAATGTTTGGCTTCCATTAAAAGTAACAAGTACTGAAGTATCAGTGATTCCGTGAATGCTTGTTGTGTCTGCTTCGTGTGCTGAAAGAGCTGATGCTGCGGTTGCTTCTGCTTCACCCTTAGCTGTTGCTACGTTTGCAGTAGTTGCCAGTAGGGCGGTATTTCCAATACCGTGTACAGAGGTTGTGTCTGCTTCGTGTGCTGTCAAAGCTGATGCTGCTGCTGTTGCTGCTGCTGAAATTGCTTCTGACTTAGCGGTTGCTACGTTTGCAGTAGTTGCTAGGAGAGTGGTATTTGCAATACCGTGTACAGAGGTTGTGTCTGCTTCGTGTGCTGAAAGAGCTGATGCTGCGGTTGCTTCTGCTTCACCCTTAGCTGTTGCTACGTTTGCAGTAGTTGCCAGTAGGGCGGTATTTGCAATACCGTGTACAGAGGTTGTGTCTGCTTCGTGTGTAGCAATTGCTGCAGAAATTGCAGCTGTTGCTGAAATTTCTTTCCAGTTACCGTCTGTAGTTGCTGGTGTTGCTGACAAAACATAAGTAGTGCCATTATCTGATTGAATTGCAATATCTCCTGCTTGAACAGAAAGAGCTAGTCTGGCTGCTTGATTAGCAACCGCATTAACTGTTATTTTTACTGTTGGTGGGAGTTGTGCTACTGGAACAAAGCCGCTACCATCTAAAGAAGCGTATCCTCCAGCATTACCTTTTTCGCTAATGGGCTGGTAATCATCAACTGTATTGGAAAGAGCATAATTTAAGCTGTTCCATGCTGTGGTTCCGTCACCAAATTTTAATGTGTTAGTATCGGATTCGACACCAACTTCGCCTGCTGCAAGTGTCGGATTGACGCTTGTCCATTCAGAGGCTAGGCCTCTTCTTAACTGAATTCTTACTGTTGACATATTATTACCCCTTTATATTTTTTATTATACCACTTTATTGCTTTAAGCTAAAGCACCAGAATCAAATACCATTGAAAATGAGGTATCCGATGGAGATCCTCCATTTACAAATTTACTTGTTCCTGATGGTGTGACTCCATTTGCCTGGACAATATAAGTTGGTTGACCGTTATAGTCAATTGACAACCCAATATCCATAAAACTTATATCTTGTGTAGCATCTGGTATTTCTGATGTAAAAGCAATAGGCTGCCAGGTTCCATTTAACTGGATCTGCAGCTTATTTGTTACTGTATCAAATCTAAGGGGTGTCTCGCCTAATATAACGCTGGAATCAAATGTGGCAGTTCCTGCGACATTGAGTCCATTCTTTATTTTAAAATTTTTATTTACTGTTGCCATTTAAGTTCACATATCCCCTAATTGTTTTTGGTGGGGTTTTTAAAAGGAACCCCTTAACCTTGTTATTTAATTATTTAATTAGTATTCCAACAACCATAACTTCTGTGTTATTGTTTGCTGGGGTTACTCTAATTCTTACATCCGATCCAGAATAATCTGCAGTTACTGCTGCTAATTCTGTTCCGTTTGAATATGTAATTCCATATTCAGAAACTGCTACGTTGTTTGCTGTGTCAAGCGTAACTACTAGGTCCGATACCTGAGTATGGACACCATTCTTTGCTTTTACTACAAGCTTAGCGCTTCTGTAGTCTGCTGCTACCCATGAGATAGCTGTTGTTGCTGCTGCCGTCACAATATTTCCAGTTGTTGCTGCAACTTGCTTAGCAACAGAGTTGTAATTAATTGCTGTAAATGATGTGGTTCCATTTTGCTGTGCTGTGTTGGCTGCTGCTGCTGTTGCTTCTGCTGCTGACTGGGCTGCGTTGGCCTTTGTAGTCGCATCTCCTGCTGCAGTTGCAATTGCTGCTGTATCTGCTGCTACTCTGAGTGCTGCTTCTGCTGCTACCTTAGCGGTTGCGTCTGCTGCTGCAGTTGCAATTGCTGCTGTATCTGCTGCTACTCTAAGTGCTGCTTCTGCTGCTACCTTTGTGGTCGCATCTGAGGCTGCAGTTGATACTGAGGCTGAGTCACCTGATACTCTGAGCGCTGCTTCTGCTGCTACTTTTGATGTAGCGTCTGCTGCTGCGGTGGATACCGAAGCTGAGTCACCAGATGCTCTGAGTGCTGCTTCTGCTGCTACCTTAGTGGTTGCATCTGAGGCTGCTGCGGCTTCTGCTGCGTCTGCTTCTGCCTTAGCAAATGCTGTAGTTGCAATCTGAGTTGTATCAGTATTTGCTGCTGCAGTAGGTGCTGTAGGTGTACCAGTTAATGCTGCTGAAGCCAGTGGGGCCTTTGTTGCAAGAGCTGTTGTAATAGTTGTTGTGTAATTAGAATCATCGTTAATTGCTGCTGCTAATTCATTTAATGTGTCAAGAAGTCCTGGTGCACCGTCTACAACTCCATTTACTGCAGAGGTAATTGCTGCGTTACGGTTTGTAACTTCTGTTGAAATTGCTGCAGAAATTGCTGATCCAGCTGCTGTTGCTGCTGCTGAAATAGCTTCTGTCTTGGCAGTTGCTACGTTTGCAGTAGTTGCTAGAAGTGAAGTATCTGCAATACCATGAATATTTGTTGTGTCTGATTCGTGATTTGAAAGTGCTGTTGCTGCGGTTGCTTCTGCTGCTGACTGGGCTGCGTTAGCCTTAGATGTTGCATCTGCTGCTGCAGTTGATACTGAAGCTGAATCTCCTGATACTCTAAGTGCTGCTTCTGCTGCTACTTTTGATGTAGCGTCTGCTGCTGCGGTGGATACCGAAGCTGAGTCACCAGATGCTCTGAGTGCTGCTTCTGCTGCTACCTTAGTGGTTGCATCTGATGCTGCAGTTGATACTGAGGCTGAGTCGCCCGATACTCTAAGTGCTGCTTCTGCTGCTACCTTAGTAGTTGCATCTGTTCCTGCTGCAGTGATTGCTGCTGATTGTGCTGCTGCGGCTGCGCCTGATGCATCGTATGCTGCAGATGTTGCATCAAGTGCTCTTTGGTTTGTAAAATATTTGTTTGCTGAATCTTCTGCAAGATTTGCTGTGGTATGGTTTGAAAGGCTTGAAACAGTACCTGTTACGTTACCAGTTACATTACCAACAAATGTTGCGGTAATTGTGCCTGCGGCAAAGTTGCCAGAGCCGTCACGCTTTACAACAGTATTTGCTGTGTTTGCCGATGTTGCTGTTCCGCCAATAAGACTAACAACATAGTCTTGATCTGCTTGAGCTTTTGTTAATACGTCAAATCCGCCAACGGATGCTGAGCTTCCTTCAACTATAAGACCAGATTTAATTCTAAAGTTTTTTACTACTGTTGCCATTTATTGACTCCTAGTTAAGCTTTTATTGCGGTTCTGATATATCTTGCCGTAACGGAAGATGTAACAGGGGTTACGCATAAGCTAATTATACCTGCATTTGATTCAAAAGTAACATTTGCTAAGTTACTACTTGTGTTTGATATAATGTTTGATTCTGATATGTTGATGTCTGTGCCGTCGTTTAAAACCATGTATTCCGAAGAATGATGAGACGAACCCCTAGTGATTTGTAATGTATATTTTACTGTTCTATAAGTGTTTGCAGAAAATGTGTCAATCGCTGTTTTATTTTCTATTCCCGCTACCGTTAAATCATTGGTTCCTTCTAATCCAAGGAGAATCAGGGTTGATTCTGTTGTATCCCCAATATTAGACATCTGAGACTCTAGTTGATCTACTTTATAATCTAAAGAGTTTACATTGGCTGATCCGTTAACACCAACTTTAGCTTCTAATGCTTCAATTGCATCGTTAACATTTCCATGCAGGGTTGCATGTCCTTCTAGGCTGTCCGTGCTTCCTGGGTTTGTTAAATTATCTATACTTGTTGGGAAACTAGTTGACAATTGTTCCTCCGTCTAATAGCGTTAAGTTTTGGAAGTCTGCGCTATTATTTGTTGCTGCTGGGCTTCCACCATCTAAACCAATTATAACAGGTATTGTTTCTACTGGTGAAGCATTTTCGTTATTGATTTCGTTAAAAGTAATAGTTTCTTGTGTGTCAATTGTATGAACACTTCCATTGTATGCGTGTGTGTGCATGTAAAACGGAGTAGGGTCACTGCTTCTTGCAATATCAACCCACGCTATTCCATTATGAATCTTTAAGGCTTTTTCTGTTGTATTAAAAAACACATCGCCAGCGGACCCAGCGGGGTCGGCGGCAAGTGTAGTTAAATTAAGTAAAGACTTAAATTTTCTTGACACATTAGCCTACTATAACAACTCTATATTCGCCAGCTGTTGGAGCTGATGCAAATTTAATAGTAACTGCTGACATTGATGTATGTTGAACGTCTGCTTCTATTTGATTATAATCTGCATTTGTTTCAAATATTTGAACCGTAACATCCTTAGTTGATAAATTATGAGTTACTGTGTATGAAGTTGCTGTTCCGTCACCAATTGTTGTCGCATATTTTCTTGCAACAGTATGATAATTACCACCAACTTGACCAATTTGCCAGACGTCATTAGTTTCGTTCCAAAGTAGCTCGGCATCTGCTTCATCTCCACGCTCTACAACAATTCCTGCATCTGTTGTTGGAGTTCCAGTAAATGAGCTATTAAGTTTTACTTTATTGTCTTGAATATTAATCTGTGTTGTATTTACAGCATTAACGGTTCCAACTACATTTAAGTTTCCGCCAACTTGTAAATTACCAGTAATAGATACATCATCTGGCAATCCAATTGTTACGGCTGCTGATTCTCCGCTATTTGGAGAAACAGTAACTTCATTGGCTGTGCCAACAATTGTTGCTACATAGTCTCCAGTTGTATCAGTTCCTAATGCTACTGAGTTTGGCTCAATAGTAGTTGATATTGTTACGCTGCCCAAATTGGTCATTGTTGCAGAACCAGTTACATCTCCTGAAAGTGTAATTACTGGATCTTTGTTAAGAGATACTGCGCCTGCTGCAACTGTAAAGTCTGTTGAGCTAAATGAAGCAACACCCTTATTTGTATATGTTGCATCTTCTGCAGATACTGTAATTGTGTTATTTGTTACGGCTACATCAATTCCTTCTCCGCCAGATACTGTTAGTGTATCTGTAAGCAAATCTACTGTGTCTGTTCCAGTGTCTGCTGCTATTGAAAGATTTGTTGCTACGCTTGCTGTTGATGCTGCAGTCAATCGACCTTGAGCATCTACTGTAAATGTAGGAATTTGTGTTGCTGAGCCATATGATCCAGCCGTTACAGCGGTATCATTTAATCTTATTGTATGTGTGCCAGCGGTATCATTATATGTTGCCGTTAATGCTGTTCCAGCTAATACGGTAGAACCAATAACATCTTGAATTACTTCTGTGGAACCAGATGCTGGTGTCCACTCTGTTCCATTATAGAAATATAGTACATTTGAAACATTGTTGTAGTAAATTTGACCAGTAACTGGACTTGATGGTGCTGATCCTAAGTTTTGAATTCTTGCATTTAGCAGCTCATTCTTATTAAGGTCTAAGCTGACCGCATATTTTCTTGCCATTTCTTCTTCTCCCTTTTAAGACAGATGTGCTGTCCCTGAAAATGGTTGAGCCATTGTCAGTGTAATTTGATTTATATTGTTATAATCTATACCAGTTTCTAGTATATCTCCTGCGCTTGTTTTGACTGTTACGTTGGGATAAAATCCCAAATTGTGCAATACTATAACGCTGTAGGTATTTGCAACGGGGCCAGTAACTTGTGATAGCTCCCATGAGTATCTAAATGAATAATCTGTAGGAGGATTATTTAAGATGTAATTTTGTGCACCAGCCCAAGTTAAATCATTTGGTTTAGGTCCGTAAAATCTTGTTGAAATAACGTCATAATAAAAATCCCCAACTAATCCTAAGTTTGCAGATGGTACGCCATTTCCATTTAGGATTGTACGACCTCTTGCGCCTTGTGGGCCTGGGGTTTGAACAATTACTTTATTTAATGTTTCTCTTACTATTACTTTTTCATTCATTATATAGTAACCGATCTTTTAAGGGTCATAAAGCCCTCAAGGAGTTTTGTTTTGTTTCCATTAGAGTCGATAATCATAATGTCATACGAAGACTTTGGATAGAATAGCTTATTGGTTTGAGTTGGTGTCATTGTTATACGCAATGTTCCTGTTAATCCATCGATTGTAATTCCACCCGAAGGAGAAGTTAAAGTAAATGCTACTGCTGCTCCGCCTTTTATATCTCTGACTTGCATTTTTGCGGATGCGCCAAAAAGATCGATGGGTGTTATTTCATCGTCTTGTGTATACTGAATCTCAAACTTAAAAGTAGTGTTTTGATCTACTTCCCAATTTTTTTGTATTGCCATTTGCCATAGTCTCCTAAATAGGAATACTCCTGTACTAATTTTAGCACAGGAGTATTTCTAATTGACTATTTTACTTTGTTGCTTTAAATCCGAATTCTTTATTAGTTGGGCTTAACGCCTTAAGAATTACTGGTGCGACTGCTGCACAACCACCCATAAGAAGATCTCTGGGACTAGTATTTCCTGTCATATATAGGGCAATTGCTGCTGATAAAAATGCTCTCGCATAAGTACCTAGCGCTGCTAAAATTTCTTCTGTCATTGTAACCTTTCCATCTTTGTTTAAATCGGCTGATTTAGCCATAGTATCATCTCCATTTTGGGCGGGGTGCCCAGAATTTTGGGTTTTACCCCAATAGTATTATTCTACCACTAAGCAGAAATATCCACAAGCTCACAATTCCCATCGGAGCTGCATGCAAGCGTAGAAGAGGGGGAAGTTCCATCTTCTGTTTCATAAAACGATAAATCTTCCCAGCGAATATCGTTAGGCATTTTGGCAAGAAGGTCTTCATATTCTTCTTTAGAAATTTCTTGATAGGGGGCCTGCTTGTATGTGTGCTCTGAATGTGGTAAAAATGAAATTCCAGAGACTTCATCAAAATTCTTATATACCCACGCACCAACGTCCATCCATTCATCTTCTTTGACAGATACGGTAATGGAGGGCTTATGTTCACACCATGCACGTTGATACACCAACCAAATATTTAAATGGTCAATGGCTGTCAAATCATTTCTAACTATTGCGCCTTCGGGTGCCTTTATTGGAAAAGAAAATACATAAGTTTCATTTGGTTTCATTACATCGTCTTGTACTGGAATGCCAACTTCTTTTAAAAACGTAGATATTGGATCACCTTTTGAGCCACGAACCGTACGAACATAATATGGTGAATGCCATGGATGCATTCCTGAAGATACCCCGACCAATTGAGACACTGTTCCAGAGGGCTTTACGCATGTAATAGCAGCTGACTCGGGAATCCCAATTTTCCCAGACTCCTCTTTATTTTTTGCTCTTGCTAATTCTCTAAGCGTCATTAAAAATGCTTCTAAGGAAACAAGATCTTCTTTGCCAGACATAAATTTGTGCCCAAACTGTCCAGTTAAAGAAACTCCTAGTAGGCGTTCTTCTTCTGTATTGTCTTTCCAGATTTTGCGAAGATATTTAAATTCAGTAAGAGTAGATTGCCATGTTCCAAGTATTGTTGCAAGCTCTACCTTACGCTCAATATCTTTTTTTGTATCGTTTTCACGTAATACGACTTCTGAAAGATTACAAAACTGATAAGGACGTAAAATAATTTCTGAACAAGGGTTAGTTCCGTAGTGTATATCTGGATCTCTTCTGCCAAATCTTGCTGCTTGGGCTTGAGCTGCGGCCACATTGTATATGCCTCGTTCTCCTGACTTTGAATCATATAAAGATTTCCATTCTGCAATAAACTGTTCCATTCCTGGTTTGCGTGAATACGCAACTGAATTATTAGACAAAGCACGTTGTGGACTTGCTTCCCACCAATTGCCTGATTTAGCCTGTGCCATTTCAATATCATTTATATTAGAAAGCGAAATCATTGCTGATCTACGAACTCCTCCTACAACAACAATTTCACCAATCTTGCACATAATATCGTGACATTCAATTGGTTTTAAATTTCTTCCTGTGGCGTTTTTAAATTTTGCAATCGTAAAGTCAAAAAGATTAACAAGTGGTTGCGGCCCTGATGATCTGCCTCCCATTGTCTTAAGCCTTGCTCCTGCGGGTCTTACCTTAGAAACATCAATTGCTGGAATCTGTCCAGACCAAAGAAGGGCAAGTAACTCTCGATATGCTTTTGCCCACCCTTGCTTTGAATCTTCAACCGTAATCACGGTAGTTGATTTTTCTAAAGATTCTGGTACAGCAGGCAGCTTGTTAATGTATTTATACTCAACAGAAAATCCTACTCCTGTACCACACATTAAAACATACATAGTTTCGTCAAATGAGCGAGGTGAATCAACTGGTAAAAAAGCACAGTTATATCCCGCAACGTTATCTCTTTCTAGTGCGGGACCTGAAGTCATTACAGATCTCATAGATGGCATTACATTTCTTTCAAATACAAACTCTTTTAATTCCGCAACAAGCTTTTCATTTGGAATATAATTATGATTTACACTTAATTGGTTAAGCATAAAATTAAAATATCTATCTACTGTCTCTCCCCAAGTTTCTCTGCGTCCTTCTGCTTCCACCCATTTTGCATATCTAGATAAAGCAATAAAGTTTTCATAAGGGTTTTCAATAGTTTGTGACATTTATATATAACCTTTTCTCCGCCTTGCGGTGTAATTTTTAGATGAGGTCCTAGTGTATCAAACTTTCGATCATAGGTCTAGTGGCAAAAAATATTTATTAAGCGTATCATTATGTGAGATAGGTTTTAGTTGACTGACTTGACATCTATTAGACAGTAATGCTATTCTTATAGTTCGTTATCTCTATAGGAGGAAATGCCAATGGAGAATATAAAACAACAGTTAAGCGATTTAATTCGTGACTGGACAATAATTACAATGGTAACATTGTTTTTATTTTCTGGAAACCCAGCTAACGCACTTACTGTAAATGTACAACCTTTAGTGAAAACTGAAGCCCAACTAAAGCAAGAAGTTTTAGATAGTTTTAGTAAAGAAATTTACAAACCATCTGAAATGCTTACAGACGAAGATCTAGTTTTACTACTCAAGACTGTAGGATTCGAAGGAGCAGGCCTTAAGAAAGCTTGGTCAATAGCAAAGCGGGAATCTAATGGAAGACCGCTTGCATATAACGGGGATAAGAAAACTGGAGATAGTTCCTACGGAATTTTCCAGATCAATATGATCGGAGATCTTGGCCCAACAAGGCTAGAGAAATTTGACCTAAAGAGTAACAAAGAGTTATTCGACCCAGTAACTAACGCAGAGATAACGTACTACATGACCAATGGCGGTATTGATTGGTCGGCTTGGAAGGGAATGACCCCAAGAGCCAAGGAATTTTATTTAAAATTTCCAAATAATTAAGGGGGAAGTATGAAGATACAATACGTATCTAAATACATATCCTTGTCAGAAGAGGGCCTTGTTCCACGGATATACTGTCCAATGGATCAAGGCTCTCTTTTGTCTAACCTTGACGAAGAAGATGGAATTTTTTTATATTGCCTATCTTGTGGATACAAAAAACACATAGGATTACATTTTTACGATAAGCTAAAGGAGCAAGTAGATAATGCCATACGATAAAGATTTACTTAGAGCTGTTGGCATGGGTATCCCTTGCATGCACATGCAAGTTTTGCCAATGGCAATTAAAGCGCTTAAAGAATTTAAGCTATATATAGATGGAGCAATTGAAACAGGCAAAAGCCTTGAAGATTTATCATTAGAATTAGAAAAATACACAAGTGACAGAAAGTAATAATCTAGAAGATAACCTAGAAATGGTTAACTACATCATGCTTCACAGAATCTACGATATGCTTACCCTTATAGCTAAAGGAAGCGTGGGGAAAGAAGATGTAGAAAAAATGGTTAAGTATCATGAAGATGGATTTTTGCTTGGCCCAGCTCCAGCCTTTAGGTCTGATAATGATGTATAATTATATACATGAGCCCAAGACATTTTTCCAAAATGATGCAAAGCCCTTATTTTCATACTGATCACTACAAATATGAAAGCAAAGAGGGAATAATTGAACGCAAAATTGAAGAAAAATTTAGTAATGCCATTTATAGAATTAAGAAAAAACTATTTTTTAGAAACCATTGACTTAAGATTTTAATTACTTTATAATAATATTACAAGTTGAGATTATGTCTCCTTGTATGCACTAAGGTGCAAAATAGGCCTCATACGAATCCGCCTTTGTATGGGGTCTATTTACCTAATAGCCATCCAGTTATTGTATACCTGTTGTTTTCGGTTACATCAAAAACTTCATGCAGGACTCTGCCAGAATGTATTACAATATCTCCTGGCACAGGCACGTGGGTGTATTCTAATTCTGGATAATTTATTTCTCCACCCTTAAAGTTACTTAAATAAACTGTATAAGCACATTTAATTGTAAATTCTTGTTTTACGTCTGGCTGAAGGTTGTTGTCTTCCATTCTGTTGTCTCTGTGGGATTTCATATTTTGTCCTGGCCTAAGTCTTACAATTTTATATTCTGGCAAGAAAATAAGCTCTGGGGTAAACAAATATTTTAGTTTTGCGTTAATTTTATTTACTGCTGGAAGAAGAACTGGAGGGCTAACCTTATCGCTCCACCATTCTGCAATAAGCTTTTCTGATTCAGGCTCATTTGTATAAAATAATGTACCTTGATGTCTAGCCCATCCGTCTAGCCAATCCTCATCTGAAAAGTTTTCAACATGGCGGACTATTGAATCACAGTCTTCTTGAGAAACAAAACCCTTTCCTACCCAAACTCCTTCTTCTCTTAGTTTAGATATATCTGGATCATCATAGAACATAATTTACTCCTAATTTAAGTGCGAAAAAAGTGCGGCGGAAAATAGAGACCCTCATTTGCCTATATACATCTCGTTGGATGTAAGGTCATATAACATATCCATAATTATACTACAGTCCTCATGCTTCCATGTTATATCGCATATGCCATCATTTGCAGAAGCATTCAAACACAGGCCTAGCTTGCCCTCTAAATACTTTTTAAGTATATCCTGGGCATCTGGGCCAAGAAGATGAAGTTCGTGTCTTAAATCAGCCAAGGAGAGTTTCTTTAGACTTTATGCATTCTACGCAAAATGAGTATTTTTTCCAAGTTGTATCAAACTCAGTAGTATATGCATAGTCTCCACAGAATGAGCATACATTATCTAGTTGACTAAAAATACTATGGTTATTGTATATCTCTACGTCTAATGAAAAGAATTCTTCTAGCCAGTCTTTATCTTCTTGAGTTAAACTATTATATAGATTAGATGATGCTATATTGTGGAATATTAGATTGTCTTCTTCGATATCCCCCGCCATTTTAATATCTAGATCATTACATAATTTTTTAGCAATAGATTCTGGTTTATACAGGCTAGACTGTCTAACTAGCAAATTTATTCTATTTAGTCTTTTATATAGTAGATCTTTATCAATTTCATCAGTAAATGTATATCTATGAATTATTACATCTGTAATTCTTTTGCTATCGGTTCTACTATTTAGAATATGTTTACTCTGTAAGTTTTTAGCCCATGGATTTGCCATGTAATATGCAATTAAATACTTTTTATCAAGATATACATTAGAAATATTTCTATTGAGATACTCTTTACTGTTTATTAAAACATTTTCCATTAATTTAGCTTTTTGCATTACTTCATGTGCGTATAAGCTACATGCAAATTCTACTGGATCTCTTAATATTGAAAAAATATATGTGTCATCATTTACTTCTACCCAGCCTTCGTGCCTATCGGTAATTGGAAGTATGTTTAAAGTATCTTTTAGTTGACTAAGAATATATGCTTTTACATATCTTCCACCTGTTTTAGGAATATGTAAAAAATAAAAATTCTTATAACTGTTCATTATATTAATGAAGAAATATCTTTGCGAGATTTAATAATACATGCAACTTGAACATCTCCATTTTGTACATTTGAAGGAATGCTTTCAATTGAGTCATAAATAACTGGAGTCAGTCTTTTCTCATGTCTTTCTTTTCTTATATTGGCAAGCATCTCGTCAAACTCTTCTTCAGTTTGTCCAGATTCAATAAACTTTATTTTTTCCGCTTCAAATTCTTTATCTGAAACATGAGTAATAAACTGTCTAATGTAATACTTCTCTCCACCTTCAGCAATTGGCATTACGCCATGATACAGGTCTACTGGGAAAATCATTCCGTCTCCAGATTCCATCTTATAAATAAAGTGATCTTCAATATACCAGACAGGCTTTTCTTTCCCCGTTTCTTTATCTATGTAAGTAGATTTTTCAATACCCTCTTCTTTAAAGAATACAATTTCTCCACCTTCGTAATCATCGTTTACGTAGATATTAAAATTAAACATGTGGTTTTGAGTTACGCCAAAATGTGGGACTGTATCTTGATGAATCCACATTTGCCAGTTTTTGTCGACATTTTTATTTGTCTCAAATACTACAAAGTCAGCCATCTGGAATCTATGATCACCAATTTGCCCTCTGTCTTGTATTTGTTTTATACTTGTTGGAAAATCAGTTGGAAAATTATGTCTTTCAAAAAATGTAGTGTCAGTAAAATTATTTTTTACATAGTCGAGTACATATTCAAATACTTCTAGTCCCTCACGCAATAAATCTGCGCCTTCTGAGGTTGAGTTTAGGTAACTTGAATCTGTAGAATTTGGATAAGCTTTAGAGTAGTTGCCCCATGGAGACCAGTCGTACCAAGTGTCTTTATTGAAATAAGGATCATTTCCTTTTTTAGAATCAAGTATAAATTTATAAGCCTTTACTTTATCCTTAAAGACATCTTTGAATAAGTAAATTCCTTGACCAAGGTCTATAGTTTTTAATTCCATTTTTCCAGCTTTCTATTTAAATCAATTATACTATATTTAGTATTATGTATGTGTATTATTTTAGTTGACTAGAATATCAGTATTTAAAAATGTTAATAAAATTTTTTATAGCTTTTAATCTTTTGTATTTTAATAATAACTTCCAGAATTTAAGCATACAACCCCTATACCCCTTTTAAGAAAAATAAAAGAGAACCCCGAAATGATCGGAGTATAAATCCGCCATTCATCGGTTGAACCTATAGTAGGCCTAGCTATTATCTGAAAGTAATTGTAGAATTACAACTTCCGTCATCATCGCACTTGGAGTTTAACCCCTTGATATTATCTCCGAAAACTGTCCAAGGTTTCCAGTATAACATTTCTATTTTCGATGTCAAGCCCTTTTAGGTAAAAATTGATTATCGGGAGATATATAAGTATCCCAATTTACATTTTGCATTTTTTCCCAATATATACCCATATCAGATTTAAGCCATTCTTTTGATTCTAATACTTGGAATTCTCTTAAATCGGAAAGATATTTTAAATCTTGTTCGGGATCATTTGGATCCGCCAATTTATTTTTATCATAAACAACATAGGTTATTGTTCTTTTATTTTCTCCTTTTACGGGAGTTGCACCATGTGGTATGGCAGAGGTATGTATAACCATATCTCCTTTTAATGGTTGAACCAAAGTATTATTTGTTGGATAAAATAGTTGCCCACCGTCCATATTAGATAAATATATTATTCCAGCCCAAACTTTTTTATTGGGGCTTGGGTCATATGCTTCATCGTCTCTATGTATATTAAACCAAAGCCCAGGGGCAGTGTACCAATGCAAAAAATTATCAAGCTTATACTCAGTATTTTCAAAAAATAAATTTACAGCATTTGTAATTTTTTCATTTACAAATACGCTAAGAAGTTCTATTTTATCTGAATCCCTAAGATTTACCGTATTTGGATCTTGCTCTGAGGATTCTTGAAAAGCTATATCGCAAGTTTCTGAATCCAGGAATCCCCGCCATATGTAGGCCTCATCATTTATTTTTTCAAATTTGCTAAAATTAATCATAGCTAATTATACCACTTAACAATTTAGTCAACTATAAATCAAGTTTCTTAAAATGTTAATATATTTTTATGATGTATGATACAGGGTAGTATAAAAACGGACATTTTGGATAGTGCGCCCATTATCTTTGGACTGTTGAGCGTAAGTGTGTTGTAACTCACATAAATAGTTTTGCGACACGCCCGAAAAACACCCCTAAATGTCAGTCCCCCCTGCTAGGATTATAGTATAAAGAAAATCAAGAAAGGTTCTTGATAAAGAAAGGAAAACAAAATGTTTTCACTAAGTTACTCAGTAGAGTTGGATACTAATCCTCTCTATCCATTATCAACAGAGCGTAGCCACACTACGCTAACAGTTCCTAGCGAGGAATACGCTAATGACTACCTAGAGTTAGTTGCCAAGCGTGGCACTATCCTAGAGGTTACTCTAACCGAGTTGCCTAACTACAAGCCTAGCACTCGCAAGGTTTATGCTACTACTAGAAGTTGGGCGTAATACTAATGGACTATAACGATTACTATGATGACATCTATCTAGACATCTATCTAGAGTTTGGTGCTGATAGCGTGTCAGACCCCGTCTATGCTGAGCAATTAGCAAAAGATAAGGGTGTGAGGTAACTCACACTCTATTAGCCCCGCCCTACGGCGTGTCGGCTTGATAATGTCAGCCCACTAGGCTACAATTCCAATATACCAACTAACGAAAGAAGAACAGACAATGACTATCACATACTCACTATGGCAAGGCTCTAATCTACTAAGCGTAGATAACACCGCTAAGAATAGCGCAGAACTATTAGCCGTAATGTCAGAATTAGAAAAACTAGGTAAAGGTTTTACCTACAATGTAAGAAAAGTAGAGGTAAAGAACTAATGTCATACGCATACTCATACGCTACTAACAGCATAGATAAATACGAGTCTATACAATCAGATGTAGCAGACGCATACGCATACCTTGATGAAGAAGAAACAGAGCAACCGCCTGTTGATGACTTTGATGATGTAGATGATGAAGAACTAGCAAAAGTATTCGCACTAAGTTGGGATAACTAATAATGACATTAGAACTAAATGGATACGGATTAGAACTAGACACTAACTGGTGCTATGTAGCACTATCTTGGCAGATACTAATTGTAGGTTGGTCTATTGCGTTAGGTGTTATTATCTATAAGAGAAAGAAGAATAAGTAATGACTACTAATCGCATACTAACTACACTAGTCCAGATAGCCCTATTAGTACCCGCCCTATATATGGCTCGCCTTATGTGGCGTGAGATCGTAAGCGATTTCAGAGAGTGGGATAAATCACACTAGCATAACGGCGTGTCGCCTTGACAAAAGGCGCTGCGTCCGCAAGTACTTGCGGGAGTTATCCACAGGTTTATGCACAGCTGTGAATAACCCTGGAATTTTAAGCGTAAGTTATCCACATGATGTATATCACAAAAATAAATTCCGACACGCCCGAGAAAAGGGGTCTAAATGTCAGACCCCTCTGCTACAATACTACTATAACAACAACGAAAGAAGGTCAGAAATGAACCTAGCAGAATACAAGGCGCACGTAGAGGCGCAACGCAAGGCTAGCCTGCTAAAGGCTATCGCAACAATGTCAGAGGCTAATGATAAGATGTCCTCGCTATTCAATACTAAGGAGGCAGAATAATGACTACAACAATTACAATGTGTAAAGAACACACACCAAATGTTCTAGCGATTTCAAATGTAAATGATTCTCAATTTACATTTTGCGAAAATTGCGAAAACAATATTGACCGCTTTTGGTTAGAATTTGACGGTGACCGCTTAGATATGTGGTCAGATTGGGCGGTTACTAAATAATGAAATCACAATTTGAATTAGATTTAGAAATCAAAGAAAGTTTTATTGATTTACTAAATGATGTTTATCCTACTGTAAAAATTGGTTATTCAACTTTTACTCCCGCCGAGATTTTAGAATGTTGCGACCCTGTTGCTTTTTCTATCGGACTAATTGAACACGAAGATTATTTAGCAGAAATGGAAAACGAATGAAAGATTTATTTGGATTTGAAAAAGCAATTCAGCTCGATCATCTTACCGATAAACAAATAAACGAATTAGAAGAAATTCTAAAAGATTATCAATAGATAACGGCGTGTCGGCTTGACAAAGTCAAGCTGGCCCGCAAAGAAGCGGGGTCGGGCGTGTCGTTATGTAAATGTTATAAAAACCCTGGAATTTTACGGCGTGTCGATTTGACAGACAAAACGGACATATTCGTGTGATGTTTATCACATAGCCCGTGTGAGGTTTATCACATAGCCCACGCTCCACATAGTGAGATGATTACCCCTAGGATTGGAAAATGTCGGTGGGTTCGTGTATAATTACGGGTATAACAACAACGAAAGGCGGACACAATGTCAGCAACTGTTTATACAATCGAAAGCCTCTTAGAGGGAACCTACTACCGCTCACACTCTTTTGCTCGCAAAGGCAAAGCAGGAATTATTTCACGAGCAACTAAACGAGAAAATGTTTGGTATGACGGCGCAGAAGCGTACACCGTTTTGGTGCGACCACAATATGAAATGGGAAAGCCTTCCACTTATGGAAATGATTTTTACGCTACTGTTGTAGTAAAGGTTGGTGAGTAAATGATAAATACATACATTGACGAAAACGAATTTTATTTTATCAAAGATGAAATAAAAATATGTTGTGATGAACAACAATTTATTTATGTCTGTAAGGCGCACGGCGAGCAACAAGGTTGCTACTTTTGCGAATTTGATTACTCAAATGAATGTGAGTGTGAAAACTAATGGGATACATAGAAATTTTTAGAATAAATGAAAATGGTGCTGGCTGGGTTGATTTATCAGAAGCAACGCCAGATGAATTATTTCAAATTGAAATTGGATTACTAAACGAAGGAGCGTTCGAATGAGCGAAATTGCTGGAATGTGGATTTGCTCTAATTGCGATACTCTTGCCGTTGTGTCAGTGCTAACTGATACAATAGCAATTCAACAATGTAAATGTGTAACTGACGAAAGGGAAACTAATGTATAAAATAACTCTAGCCTATGACGGAAATGCCCCACACTGGCAGAAAGACTACGAAAACGAATTTGAAGCGTGGAAAGATTTCTTTGCGTTCGTTGATTGGGGATTTGCTGATAAATTCTCAACTGTAAATCTTTACAATTCAGAAATGAAATGCTTTACTAAAATTTTTTATCGTGAGGAAAGAAAGGTCGTTGAAGTAAAATGATGACACGAAAAGATTATGTCGCAACGGCAGAAATTCTAAAGTATGCCAGCGATAAAACTCACCCTGCTTTATTTTCTAAAATTGTAAATGATTTCGCAGAAATGTTTGCGAAAGATAATGAGCGATTTGATGTAAACCGATTTCACGAAGCGAGTGGGTATAATGTTCCTAACTTCACTTCAAGATAAAGTAAAACGAATTCAGGAATTGCGTCGCAGTAATGCGGCGCAACCTGTCCGCAATAAAAAAAAATATACACGCAAAATAAAACATAAAAATAAATCTGAAAATTAATTTGCGATCTAAAATTACGTGCGGATGCCCGCAATGTTGCGGGGTTATCCACAGGCTTAAGACCACTTGTGGATAAGTCCTGGATTTTGTGAGAAATATCACAAAAGCTGCGACACGCCGACAATGAATTAGGTAATGTCAGTGCCATAGGCTATAATACTACTATCCAACAACGAAAGGTAACAAATGACACCAGTAGAACACTCACTCAAATTCGTAACTGAGTTTGACGAAACACACCCTATCGCAAAACAATTCTTAGAATTAGATGAACAATCACAAATTGCTATGCTAGAGTCAATGCTAAAAAATTTATTGGTATCTGCTATACAACCAGTAATTGACATCATAAATGCTAATGGCACTTACGCAATTCTAAAGGTGGCTAACTAATGGGATACACAACAGCACTTGATTTATCTACTGAGTTTGATTTAGAACAAGGTATTGCTTATCACTTACAAGGTAATCACTATCCACCCGTTCCGCTTTCTATGGTAAAGCCGTGTATCGATGCTATCGATGCTTACTATGATGAATCCTATGATAAATTGATCGAAATGCCCGAAGGCGTATCCTATAAGGGAAATACCCACGCACCCGCTTGGGCTATTATCGAACAGCACCACTTAGACGCTTGGCTACCTGAAAGTGACTAAGGTCACACAATAACTTTCTCAGATAGTGAGATAGGGCTAGACTAATGTCATACCCCAATGCTATAATTACAACCTAACAAAGAAAAGAGGCAAAAATGACAATAGATAATCATACCTATGAGGTTGGCGATTTATTCACCACCCTAAAGTCAAAGAGAACAGGTGTTATCAAAGAGATACACCCACAAGCATCTGGCTCGGTGCGTGTGTTACTGGAACTACCAACAAAAGAAACTCGTTGGACTTCAGTATCGGCTAAAGCGCTACTTGGCTGATAAGACGGAGGCACACACTCTAATTGAGTGCTAAGCCAAGACCTGAGTATGTCTTAAAAATGCTCACACAACTTAATAATGTCAGACCCCCCTGCTATACTATCCATAACAACAACCAACCAACGAAAGGTAATAAATGACTAGAGCAATAACAGTAAAGGTAGCAACTGCCAAAGTAATCAAGGCACTAGAAGGCACTCTTGCTAAACTAGAAAAAGACTACGCATCAACAGGTGCTAACGAAGCAAAGTATCAAAAGGCAGTAGAAGCGTGGCGCAAGGAAATTGGTAAGTGGGCTATTGCTAACTTCTCAAAGGCTGAAAACCTACGCACAAACTATCGTTCTTGGAACAACACTCTCAATGTTGATTTTGACATCATCACAAAAGAGGGAACTTTCCCTACTGAACCTGAAAAAGATTTTGAGGTTATCCATCAGCACTCTTATCGTGAGATGAAAGAGGACATCACAAATGCTCTCACAATTCTCAAGATGACAGATGAGGAAACAGTAAATGCTTCCACAATGAAGCAGATTGCTAAGTATCTCTAAGTTTCCTACACGCCCCTAATGGTGGGGCATACAGGAATAAACAACCTGAGTATGTTGCCAAACTGCTCTCCTTCGGGAAACTACTAACAAAGGTAATACAATGAATAATCGTTTCAGAGTAGAAATCTACGACGCAAACAAATTAAATGATGTAACTATTTATTCAGAACAAGGTGTAGATAAAGAATACTTAACTGAATTAGTATTTAGTAATCTAAATAAATTTTATGGTCAAGTAAATGCTTACGTGTTTGATACCGTAAAAAATAAAAAAATTACCGCAATGTTTCTTGATGAACAAATAGTAACACAAGTAAATAGTCGCTAAGTTATTGGCGGGATCTTTGGGTCCCGCCACAGCTGCCCGCAATGTTGCGGGGTCGGGCGTGTCGTTAAGGGTGTGATCAAAATCACCCTGGAAAACTGAGCTAGAATTGGAATATGTCAGTCCATTCTGCTATACTTGCCATTCAACCAACGAAAGGTCGTCTCATGAACGATATTAACTCCTGCTACTGTACTAACTATTCTATCTGCACAATATGCGCTAAAGGCTACTCCTCTTCCGATGCCGTCTTCTATCGTGACCCCGTCGCAGACTATATGGAAACACGTATGGCCGATGCAGAAATGGGTGACCTATAATGTCAGACCTAACCGCTATAATTACCCCTATGAAACTGAAACGCTCTAACGATAGAAAGGTCGCTAACCTTGTCACTAAAAATGGAAAGCAAGCCGCAATTGCCAACACTTTCGGACTACCTGCTGGAAAGGCTTACTCGTGCCCTGGTGCCACTAGTATTTGTGAAAGCGTATGCTACGCAGGAAAACTTGAAAAGTTATTCCCAGGAGTAAAAACTAATCTGCTACACAATTGGGCCCTGCTAAAGGACGCCGATAACGATACTATGGTCTCTCTTCTAAATGAAATGATTATGGAATTCGTTGCCGATTGTAATAAGAAAGACGCTCCTAAGTTATTCCGTATCCACTGGGACGGCGACTTCTTCAATGATACTTACACGTATGCCTGGAAGACTGTTATCGAAAATCATCCCAACATTCAATTTTGGGTTTACACACGTGTGAAGGCTGCAGCGCTTATTTTGAAAGATGTATCTAATCTCTCACTGTATTATTCTACCGATGATGATAATAAAGAAATCGGCCACGAACTAAAAGTAAATGAAGGTATTCGACTTGCCTACCTAGGTAAGACATTCGCCGTAACTGAAAGCACAATGAAAGAATTGACTGGCAAGCCTGGTGCTAAGTGTCCTGAGAATATGAAAAGCATTCCACTGATTAGCAATGCAGGGTCCGCCTGCGTATCGTGTGGATTGTGTGTCTACGGTAAAGCGGATATAAGATTTTCTGCGAGTAAAAAATAATGGAACTGTATACCATTACCGAAATGGCTCACGACATATGGGTTAATAATCTTGATCATATTGAAAATGATATGGATTGTGACTGTAGGTACCACATAGCGCTAGACGTAATTGAAGAATATTTAAAATAATACACACAGCTTGAGCTGGGTGCCCTCAATCTTGAGGGGTTATCCACAGGCTTACGTGACTTATCCACAACCCCTGGATTTTTGTGAGATTACTCACACCGCCCAATTCGGACATATTGTAACTATCTATTGATAATGTCAGTGGCAGATGTTATACTTATGACTAATCAAACGAAAGGAAATAAAAATGGCTCATAATCTAGAAATGGAAAACGGCGAAGTTGCTTTTGCTCTTCGTGGTGCTCCTGCTTGGCACAATCTCGCTAACCGAATCTTTACACAAGATGAGGAAGTTACAACCGCTACAATGCTTGAAGAGGCAAAGTTAGCAAATTGGAATGTTCGTCTATCTCCAATTACAAATCATATTGACGAATCTTGGAATGATGTATCTCAAGCATCTCTTGTCATTCGTGATAACCCATTCAATAAGGGTGTAGATGTTCTCGCAACTGTTGGCAAGCGTTACAAGCCAGTTCAAAATGAGGAACTGTTTGCGTTTGCTGATGCTATTCACGATGCTAATGCTGATTGCCGTTGGGAATCTGCTGGCTCACTAAAAAAGGGTAAAGTGGTTTTCGGAACTGTAGACATTCCCCGCACAATGGTATTAGACCCACAAGGTGCTAATGACCAAACTAAACTCTATCTAATCGTATGGACATCACACGATGGTTCTGTTGCCGTTCAAGCAGCCGTTACACCTGTTCGTGTTGTATGCCAAAACACTTTGAATCTTGCGATGCGTAATGCTAAGCAATCATTCAAGATTCGTCACACGCAATCTGTTGAAGGTCGCATTCAAGTTGCTCGTGAAACTCTTGGTATGGCGCTTGGATACTTTGATGAGTTTGAAGTTGAGGCTAAGGCTCTCTACTCTCAGGCAATTACCGATGCTGAATTTTCTAAGTTGATTCAGACAATTTATCCTAAACCAGATAAAGATGCTGCTAAGGTTGCGCTAACTAAGTGGGAAAACAAAGTTGTGCTACTTGATGAACTTTATCATAACTCACCAACTAACGCTAACATAAAGGGAACTAAGTGGGGCGCTTTCAATGCCCTAACTGAGCGCCTAGATTATTATCGTTCAGGTCGTGGCAATTCTGAAACACTAATGGCTGGTGCTTCAGGCTTTGACCCAATTCTAACTGCTGAGAAAAACAAAATCAAGAAATTGGTTTCGGCTTTCTAAATAAATAAATCCTGAGCAAGATTTAAAACTGCTCACCTTGGTCCATTAGCTCAGTTGGTTAGAGCGCTACCCTGTCACGGTAGAGGTCGACGGTTCAAGTCCGTTATGGATCGCCAGGTGCCCGCAAGATTGAGGGTGTGATGTACATCATACGTTCATAATAAAAAAAGCCCTAGAATCTATGGTAAATGTCAGTGGGACCTGGTACAATTCTCTTTATGACCAACGAATTAATATCAAGTAAGTACACATTTGTCTGTGACCCAGATGAATGCGATTGCCTAATAGAACTAACATCATCTGATGGATTTGGATTTCCTTCAGGTGTGACACAACTCACATGCCCGTGTGGCCGTAAGACCACATTAGTGTCAGTGGAGCATGCTACAATTGCACCAACAACCCAAACGAAAGAGGAACAAATGGAATCAACAACAACTACAACACCAATCCCTGATACATATAACTCTAACTTATTGGTTACCTACAAAGTAATCCGTGGTTATTCAGATGCAGAATATGCAACTGATAAAGTAGTAAACATTGAATGGGAACTACATAATGGTCGTACTAACTCTAAAATGGTTCAAGTTCTTAACTCTAAGATTAACGTAGTTAAGGATATTATTACTGAAGCATATGCTGATTCAGATGACCAAGAAACACTTCGCTCTATTGCTGAAGCGCTAGATATTGCATTAACTCGAGACATTGAGTGGTCTGCAACAATTGAAGTTAGCGGAACAATGCAATTAGATTTACTTGCTGATTCAGATACAGATGTAGAACAAGAAATCTACGACAACCTGTATGTTGATTCACAAAATGGCAACATTGAAATTGTTGACACTGAAGTATGTAATGTTCGTGAGAACTAATGTACTTTGAACTTACTGCTCCCGATAGGCTATCTTTAGAGATGGCTTATTGGGATGCACAAATTATTGGGCTTGACCCCGAATTTATGCCACCGTTGACATTCAACATAGGAACTGGTAGTATTGAGAAAGTAAGTCGCATTCGTGATAAGTATAATTTAAAAGAATCATACTGGTCAGATAGAGAAGCGACAGGATACAGAGGATAATATGTCAGATTACAAGGATGGATTTCAAGATGGATATAAGTTTGCCCGTGAAGAAATTATGGAAAAACTTTCAGAGATTGACATCAACGATATCGATTCTTGGATCCTTGACCGTTTTTCTGAAATGATTGAAGGTGGGGTACTATGATGAGCGAATGGCTTAAGTGTGACCAATGTGCAGCACAAGCTATGTGGGAAGCAAAGAAAGATACATTCTCTCTTTATTTCTGCGGGCACCATAAAAATGAACAGGGCGAAGTACTTGTGGACTGGGCCCAAGAAATGGTACAATTGCTCAACTACGAGCAGAATCAACTACTAACAAAGGCGGAATAAAATGGGCGACAGAGCAAACTTTGGATTCAAGGACCGTAAGGGCGATACAGTATTTCTATACGGCCACTGGGCTGGACATCAAATGCTAGCCAATTTGGCAAATGCGTGCGAGGCTGCACGCCGTAGGTGGGATGACGAGGCATATGCTACACGCATTGCTATTAGTCATTTAGTTGGCGAAGACTGGAATAAAGAAACAGGGTGGGGAATTAGCGTTAACCAATTAGCAGATAATGAGCACAAGGTACCTGTTATTAATTGGCCCGCTAAAACGTTTACATTGTATGAAGAGGACCTGGAAACAAAAGTATTTAGTTTATCATTAGATGACTTTTGCACAAAATATAGTCAACTAGTTATGGTATAATTATAGTAGGCCATCGGGCCTTCTTATATAAGTAATGGTGCGGCTAGATAAGACTCTCGGTCAAGTCGCTAAGTAAAGCAGGGCTTTTTACTTTCGTTGGTGGACCCTAGCAGCCTTACTAAAAATTAAATTTGGTGATCACCTAAACATAAAGCCTCAGCGCAAGCTGGGGTTTTTTGTTGCCCGCAAAGACAGAGGGTAGCATAATTTGGTTACGACGTCAATATAAAAACTCCTGGAATTCTGTGATCTTGACCACAAAGCTGGGGGATGTGGTGTGTATCACACGATATTCCCTATACAAATGTCAGTGGTCCATTGTATAATTAGAACATATCAACGAAAGGATATAATATGCCAAATTGGTGTTACAACACATTAACTATTCAAGGACCTAAGTCTGAAATAGATATGATTAAAGATAGACTGAATGCTCAATTTACATTAGCCCAAGAAACATTTGGTATGGGTGATATTTCTACTATGGGGTTTCCTACTAAGATTGAACAGGTAACTTATTCTAATCCCGTTTTTTCTTTCAACAACATTCATTCATATAAGGATGACGGTATTACTGATGAAGAATATGCCTGCCAACCTAATCGTGGTGACATAGATATTCAGAATGACCCTGATTGGTTCCGCAAATCTATTGAAATTGCTAAAGTATCTAAAGATTGGTATTCATGGAATAATACCAACTGGGGAACTAAATGGGATGTAGCCGTCCGTGACGGTGATGAATATCCAAATACAGAATTGCTTGAATACAAATCAGAAGGTGATGACAACTGGCTTGTCTATAAGTATGAGACTGCTTGGTCACCTGCTGTAACTATCTTAACTAAACTAAGTAATCTTGTTCCTAACTGCCTGCTTACATTAGAGTATGAGGAAGAAACAGGTTGGGGTGGGGAATATGAGATTGTCCGTGGTGAAGTTAAAGAGATTCTAGAATATGACAATCGTTGCTTTGCTTGTCAGTCTTTTAATTGCCTTGAATACTGTGAGAATGATTGCGGTGAATTCTGCTCTGAATGTAATGATGGTTCTTGGCAAGATGAAGAGGCTATGAAAGAATGTCAGACCCACATGGTATTATTGACCCCTACAGAAAAGGTGGAAGCATGAGTTTCTTAGAGAATGAAAACCAAATGGTAATAGACGCAGAGTATTCTTATATCGGTGAGCAACTAGTAGAAGATTGGGTTAATTCTAATTTAGATGAAGGCCAACTATTTGCAGACTATCGATTTGCTGAAATGTGCGAAAGCAATTATTTAAAAGGCAGGTTCAATCAATTTTATGATTTGAAACCCGAAGACCAATACTACATAGAATGGGATGAGGAAGCATAATGTTAGGTTATACAATGGATGATTTACAAGAAATGATTACTACTGTTGGTACCGCCCATGATTATACAACTGATGAAGTTGTATCTGATGGTTTGGCTAAAACCTATGCGTTTCTAAATGGACTATGGGCAGAAGGGTATTTCGATCATGCTAACTAAATCATCAAGCTTTATAGAATATATGAAGATACATCTAATTAGTTTAGAACAAGATTCAGAACGGGTTCAAGAAGAAATGTCTCAGTTTGAATATAACATGGATTCAAAGGACTATCAGTCATTAGAGATTGAAGACATATCTTTAAATGGACAGATTATAGCAACCAGGCATTTGTTGTCAGTGGCTACTGATATAATGAATGAAACTAACGAAAGGTATAGCAATGAATAATGAAGACATTGGGCTCCCGCCCCATTTGCAACGTATGGTCAACGCTGGAGTATCGGGCCTTGACATTATGCACGGGGAACTAAAGAACCTCATGCTAATGGCAGAACAAGAACTAACAGAGGCTAGCGAAAGAGAACAAGAGACCGAAGAAGCAATGGACTCTATGGTTCGCACAGAGGCGGAAGGAAGATTAGACGCCTTAACTGCAGTATATCAACTAACATATGATTTATCATTTGCAATTGCAGAAGCATATAACCGAGAAATAAAAAGAGGGCAAAAAGTATGACATATGAGCCAAGTCTAGAAATCCTGGAAATGGAATACTCTTGCTCACCTGGAGGAGTAGATACATTTGAGGTCTATGATAAAACAGATATACCTTTATCTGTACCAATATATGAGACTGAATCTTTGACGGATGCCGTGCTCTACTGTTACAATTTAGGAAAAGACTTTACTGTCAAAACATTAGCGGAATGGAATGAAAGGGAGTTAGCATATGAAGCCTGAAGATAAAGATAAACTCAACGAATGTTTGGCTATTCTAGATACGACGGACCTAGGACTATCCTTGGTTTGGCTATGGACGTGGTCAACAATCAACAACATCTTTGAGGATGAGACCTACAAGCAGAACTGCACCATAGACCAGATGTGGGACCACCTCTGTGAGGCTGTAGAGGCTGGCCAGGGCTTCTCCCTGGAGTACGGTGCCGAACAGCACAACGAAGACGTCATTGACTGGATGACCAGCCGTGACTACATTGTAGACTCAATGTTTGAAGAGGAAGAAGAGGAGGACGAAGATGAAGATGAGTGACGCATATTTAAATGCACAGTTGGATACAGCCCAAAAGCTTTTGTGGGGCGGATCTGAAACTGAGAACATCGAAGCACATAATATTATATCTAAACTAATATACGATAGAATCGAGCAGACTGAATGAAAAAGGATTACAAGGTACATGCAGACAAGATACACAAGTACACTGCAATCATTGAAGCAGAATCTCCCGAGATAGCTTGGGAGTATGCAAAAGAAATGTCGACAAATGTATGGCAAGAGGTCCCTTCGGATGATCCAATTGAACCGTATAATGTCGAAGAGGTATAACTAAATAAAGATAAGGGCCAGAAAATAGTCTTACGTAGGGTATTTACAAATCCGTGGATTTCCTATATAATTAATATAACACCGATCTAGAAAGGATCAAATTATGTCAACACCTACAACAACTCGTGAATACCTCAAGACCCAGGGAATTACCGTGGGCCAACGTGGTCGATTTTCAGCAGCTGCAAAGAACGTTATTAAGGAAGCTGTAGCAAAGGGCGTTACTTTTACAGATTCTAAGAACGTAAAGTAACTAATTAAGTGTGGGGGTCCGTGGCCATGCAGGCAAAGCGGACCCCCCTTCATTTACAAATGTCAGTGGTCAATGGTATAATCAAAAGAAAAGGCGGAGTCAAATGAAATCAGATGAAACAAAAGCAGCAGACAAATTAGTAACGGCTCTGAATAATGGCACGCTAAGCACAGCAGTTATGGCTAATTACTTAGTATCAGCCTTTCCATTATATACACAAGATAGACTAATGGAACTAATTAGATACATTATCAAATATGAAGCACTGAGATATTATACGGAGTGGGAAACAGGAAACACATCCGAAGGATTAATGCTTGCCGATTCATTGGTTGGAATGATAAATGCTAAATATGGGGCGGAAGATAGTATAACAATACATACTAAAGAAAGAGACCCTAAGTATTATATGGACCCAGATTCATTCTAATATAATATGGTTAGGCCTACATGGGGCATATAGTTAATTGACTATATGCCCTATTTCTTTTGCCCCAGTTAAGGGCCAATATATTGCTTTATGAAGCTCATATAAAATCCCTGAAAATGTATAGCATATCGATCAGAATCTGTCAATATGTATATAGAATATAACAAAATGTTATACAAATATGACAGAATAAGATCCATATTTTTGGCCACATATGGGCCAATATTCTCTATTACGACCTATATATAAAATTCCCTGAAACTTTTATATGAAAGCTATTGACAAATATAGGCCTATATGCTGCTATATGTCCCCTATTGACATTATGATACGATTATGATATGCCATGTTCCATATCATAGGTATGTTTAGATAGATATAATGATAGTAATTGGTATCTAATTGATAGTATTTATTCTCCACTATGCTCCACTTTACTCCACAAAAAAAGCCCTAGAAGGGCTATTAGAGAGGAGATAATGGGTGGGGGGATGTAGGAGTATCAGACTAATTCTTGGAGATTCTTGGGCAATGTGGCCTTATCTTCAGCAGTCATAAGTCTCTTAGGAGAATCTGGATTTGGGCCAATGCATCCCCATGCTCCAGGTTGATCGCTGTATCTATCATTATTTCTCATGTTCTTATTAAACCATTCACCAAATGAACCATATTGAACTGCTTCTGCTAAATCAGATCTTGATATTGGGTAATTAGATGGATGTCCATCGCTGAAGATAATTAGAATCATTAGTGATTTAAGTACATGGTCATACCATGGATGAACCTTACCTATGCTGGACTCTATAGTAGAGTATGGCTGATTTCCTTGACTTCCCGCCAAATCCCATAATTCCTGTAAATTCTCTACGTCATCGTCTTCGACATCAGTTATTGGAATATCGAGTGCTTCAGCAGTTTCTAGCACTTGGCGTTGATCAGTTTCATTAGGATAATTTTCATATAAATATGTAGCTTCATCAATGGTAATATCCCATTTGTCTGCTATTTCTTTTATGTCAAGGTCACGTTGATCTTTAAACTCATCATATGAGGCTTTGATCACATCAGCTAACATTATTTTCTTCATAAGTCTATTCTACCATTATCTTACTGCAATTTGCTCTTATTCTTAGATGGTCTTCTAGACCAATCTGGAGCTTTATGTGCAGTAGTTCCTCTAGATGTAGACTCTATTAGGGCTTTATTCTTATCTAATGCTTCTTGGGCATATTGAAGCTGTTGATCCCAATTGAACTTCCGTTTTTTTGCCATATCTATATTATACTATATTAGTATAATTCTAGTCAACCATTATCTTACTAAAC